AGCTCGGACCGGACGAATGCCGGAACCCGGCCGACCAGGCCGGCGAGTTCGACGCCGTAATCCGCGTCGTAGATCAAATGCCGGAACCGCTCGGTCTGCGTTATCTTGGTCACCGCCTGCCGTACCGCATCGAGCCCATCGATCGTTCCCGCCACGCGGCCGCGGGTGAAGTCGAGCGACCACGTGCGAGATGGCTGCACGACCACATCGGTATTCTCCGGGCTGATGCTTCCGCCTGTCGGGATCATGTCTCCACCACCTTGTCCAAAATCAAATATCGCTGCCCGCCCTGAAGCCGGAGCAGCACGACCCGGTCGCCGGCCTGCAGCCCCGGACGAACGACGACGGGCACCGTCAGCGCATCCCCTGTCGTGCCGTCGCCGTACGTATGATGGTGCTTCAAGTCAAGTTCGAGCCGCGTCAGCGATTCCGGCACGACCAAAAAATCCGCGTCGAGCGTGAACCGTTGGTCCACGTTTACCTCGAGCGGCTCTGCGCTTGTGACCGTCCCGAACGCGACCGCGACCGGATTTGACGCCTCTACGGCGGTCATCGCGGCTTTGCGAATCGCATCCAGCATCTCATATCACCTTCAATGTAATGGACATCGTATGGTCAGCGCCGTCGAACCGGTGGGTCACCTCGTCGACCATCATGCGCTGATTGATACCCAAAGAGTCGACACGAATCGGCAAATACATCCCCGCGCGAACCCGGATATCTCCGACAGCACTCAGTTTCAGCGCGCGCTGCTCTCGGTTCTTAAGCGTGGCGAGCTGCGTGAGCCGCTCGTTGATTTGCGCGGCGTTCATGTTCTCGTCCACGCTCTCGTAATACTGCAGTACGCCCCACCGGGCGATGTTGGCGCTGTCGCGGGCCTCGTAAACGTCGCGCTTGCCGGTCTTTTGATTGTCCCGATACAGCTTGATCTGGTTGTACGTGTCACTGTCGATGTCCGCGCTGTAATCGAACCCCGTCATCAGGCTTTCGTCGCCGATGTAGAAATCCGCTTGGAAGGCGCTGACACGGCGGAGCGACAAGGCGCCGAAGTCATCGAAGAAGACGAAGAACTGGTTGGCGTTGTAGAGCGTCAGTGTGTTGGCCTTCTCGATGATATCGAGCAGCGTCTGGCCGTCCTCGATCATCAACGGGATTTTGTACCCGGTGCTGTCGATGCGTCCGACTTTCAGCTGAAAATCCTTGGCAATCTGCTTGATAATGTCACCGGTCTCTACGTTTTTGAACTTGTAGGTGTCCTTGTTCAGCAGGTAACGGACCTGGTCATAGGCGGTTACGCTGATCTCGCGCTCTTGGTTGCTTCCGATCTTGAAAACGTAGCCATAGAAGACGTTAACGTCGTCCTTCCGAACCCTCACAACGTCGCCGTTGTTCACCGTAAACATCGGATCCTGATAAATGCCGTTGTTCACCAGCGTAAATTCCAGCGATGCCGGCTTGCTGACGCGGGTCGTCGTCCAGGTCACGTTCTCAACGATTTGTGAGACGTCCCAGACGCGGCCGTTTTTGTTATCCAACAGAATTTCAAGCAATGGCGCCGCCCCCAGCCGCCGGAAGCTTCAATTTCATGCCGACCGGCAGTTTTTTCAGTTGCGCGTCGCTCAGACCGTTGAGCTTTTGAATTTCGCGCCACCGGGAACCGTCGCCGAGCGCCTTCTGCGCCACGGCCCAAAGCGTATCCCCCGCGGCGAGCGTATACGTCTTGGGCTGCACGCGATCGTCCGCGCGCTTCGGCGGCGCCTTGGAAATCCGGACAGCCCCTCCGGACGGCGAAGCCGCCGGCTGCACGCGCTGCGCGGCGTAGAACCGATACTCTTTCAGCTTCAGCGAAAACTCGATGTCGCCGGGCGCTCCGGCTTTTTCCTTCCATTCGAACGATTCGATGCTGGCCGGCGTGTTGATTTCCAGCGTCGGACCGGTGTAGACGAGCCGAATCGGACGCTTGGTCTCCCACCAACGCATGATGTAGTCGATGTATTGGCGGGGCTCCAGCAACTCCGCCGCAGTGACATAAGGATACCGCTGCGCCGGGAAAATGCTCTCGATCGTGTACTCGGCGAGTTCGCGGTCCTTGATCACGTTGATTTTCCCCATCCCGACCACGTTATGCCCGGAACCGTCCCCGCCGACGGACGCGCCGATTTCGCCGGGGAGGACCGGCAGATCGAAGCCTTCCTCCTGGTTGTTCCAGCTCAGCCAGACGCCGTAACTCATCCTCCGTACACCCCCCGGGCGGACGACACGATTTCTTCATTCAACCTGTCCCGAATGTTGGCGATGATCTCGTCCACCGAACGGCCGTCCTGCCGGACGTGCGTGTCCCCGAAGGTGAGCTGCGGCTGCAGCGTCACGAAGTTCTGAATGTTCTTCATCTCGGCCAGCTCGCGCATCGTCTGAAGGTCTTCGCTGGATATGTCGACCTTGTCCCGGATTTTGCCGACTTCGTTGACTTTGTTGATGTTGGCTCCGTTCGGAGAGAACAGCGACGTGCCTGTAAAGGCCGCGGAGTTTTTCGCGTTCGCCTTCGCTTCCTGCTCGGCACGCTTCGCGGCCCGGGAATCTAGAAAATCAATTACCTTCTGTTCGCGCGCAGCCGCCTTTTGCTCCGCGTTCATCTGCATTTTGGCCACTCTCTCCGCCCCTGCCTGCTTAATGGCCTCAGCTTCGGCCGCGGCTTTTGCTGAAAATTCGACATGTCCAATCATCTCAAAGCTGGTGCCGAGGAATTGATTCGACTGTTTTAAAATCCAGTTAATCGAATCGATTATGCCATTTGCTAGATTATCAAAAGCTTTCAAGGACTGAACTTTCATCCATTCGAAGTTGTCAATAATTCCGTTTCCCACCTTTTGGAAGAAGATGGGGACCTGATCGAAAAAGTTCTTTATTGCGTTCCAGGCTCGCATAAGTCCAGCCGCGAACTGGTCATTGGTTCGCCAGAGATGAACGAGATAAACAATTAGCCCGACGATTAGCGTCGCGATCAGAACAAACGGATTGGCATTCATCACAGCGTTTAATATCCCTTGTGCAATTGCGGCCCCTTTGATTGCAATTATTAAGGCGCCGATAGTTGCCGCAATTCCCATTACAATCGGCCCAATCGTTGACCAATTACCTGAGAAGAAACTATATATCCTTTCAGCCCATTCAGCCAATTGAACTAGCCAGCTTACGGCTATCGCAACTGCATTTGCTAGCCCGGTAAAAAACCGCCGCCCTGCATCGCTCTGCATAAATGCCGTTAAATGCAGGACTTGTTCAGTAATTTTCTGCAGTGGGCCGTTTGCCTGGCCTAACGTGGAAAACCAATTCCGAAATGTATTTTTCAGTATGGTCATCGACTGCCCGAAGGTTATCGGCATCTGGTTAAACATTTTATCGATCTGCTGGCTTTGGTTTTCGAACGCTTTGACGATTTTATCGGCCGTCAGCTTTCCGTCGGCCCCCATCTGTTTTAATTGCCCCCGGGCAACACCAAGACCATCGGCCAGAATTCTCATGAGCGCAGGCGCCGTTTCACTCAAGGAACGTAATTCATCGCCTTGGAGTACACCACTGCCGAGTGCTTGCGACATCTGAAGGATGGCGTTCTCCGCTTCCCATGCCGACGTTCCGCTGAGCACCAGCGTCTTATTAAACTGCTCAGCGAACCTCAGCATTTGATCGTCGTTCTTAAAGACGCCCTGCGTACCGGCCCCGATCTTTGTGATCAGGTCGGCAGTAGCGGTGTAGCTCGCTCGCGTCTTATTGGCGACATCCAAGACTTGTTGCTGAAATTTTTCCTGGGACCTTAATCCATCGTTTACAAGAGAGAGTCGCGCGTTGGTTGCGGTCAACTCATCCGACATGCGCATTACACTCTGAATGGCGTCCCAGCCTTTTCGAACTAATTCTAGTCCTTGATTCAGCGCGATAACGGCAAATCCTGCGGAGTGGATTGCGGATTCCCCATCTCTAACAGACCGATTAAATTTATCTTGTGTTTGCTTCGATTGGTTAATTTGTCTGTTAATTTCAATCTCAGCTTGAGCTATGCGCTGTTGAGCTGCTATTAATGTCCTGTCAACATTAACATTCTGATTTGTAGCGTTCTGCATCTGTCGCATCGTGGAGATCATAATATTCATACTCTGCGTGATGTTTTTGATAGGCCCAGTTATAGAGTCAAATATTTTAAGTGTCGAGGATACCGTTGCCATTGCGTCACCTTCTTCGCTCAAATAAATAAGCATCCGCAAAGGGATGCTTAAAATTTATTATATTTTAGCGAGAAGCTCTTTCTTCTTCTCGTTAAATTCATCCTCAGTTAAATGTCCGTTTTCCTTTAATTTTGCCAATTTCTCTATTTCATCAGCGACAGATACATGTACCGGAGCAGTTAATGGCTTCGATTTTCTCCGCTCGATTTCATCCTTCAATTTTTCAAACGCTTCGTTTGATTTACTCGTAAATACAACGGCGTTTTCATCATTTACCGCTTCTTTAAGATTTCCTTGCTTTTCTACTGCTCCACCAAAACAGAACTTGATAAATCCATTTCCAGTAAAAAATGAAGCCCGTTTAAATTGTATTGATGTAATTGCGTTAATCGGAATCGTCTTATCACCGGAAAACCCTTTAGATACAACAGCTAAAAAACCTTTTCGTTTGATTATTACAGAGGAATCAGTTAGCTCGATCTGGCCATTTAGTCCTGTTACAAACATAAACGACTACCTCCCGACGAATATATTTAGTCATATTTTACCATCAACTACGCCGGGAGGGCTATTTCCGTTTCAATTTGTCCGCTTCTTTCTTCTCTGCCTCGATGCGAATATCGATTGCTGCCATAATAAAAGCCTTCTCCTCCCGCGGCAAATTTACAAACTGCCCCGGGAGGATATGCAGCTTATGGAGGGCGTAGTAGGCGTAGTTGGCTTCGCCGTCGCCCTCCAGGATCAGTTTTTTGCTTCTTCAATCAGGTCGTTCATATCGACGTCGAAGCCGCTGAGCTTCTGGATTTGATTGGCCAGCTCGGCCATCTCGCCGGCGAGCAACACTTTGTTCAGATACTCCTCCGGCGTGGTGCATCCGAGCTTCTTGATGCTCTCGGCATCTTTGAAGTTCGGATCCAGTGTATGCTCGATCACAACCGCGGTGTTGAATCCGGCGGCATCGAATTCAACTTTCCGGCCTTTACCGACTCGCGTGAATCGCTTCCGCAGGTCGTCGAAGGTCTTATTCGTCATCGCCTTGATCTTGAATTTCAAAGGCTTGCCGTCCTTGTCACGGAAGCGGGCCGATACGACGACCTCATCGGTCAAGTTGTCGACAGGGTTGGCGTTGAGGAAATCCTGCAAAGTGCTCATTTATCATACCTCCAAGGTTATCAGGCGCCCAATAAATCAGGCGCCCGTGATTTGATTGAATTGATCCAGCAAATCGTAATCGCTGAACGTGAACGGCATTTCTTCGTCAAGCATGTCATCGCTCGTAATATCGAATTTCGCGGCGATAACGCTGTCCAGGTTGCAGCCGATGAGCCGGGCCGTTTGCTTGCCCGTCCCCGAAGTCGGGTCCTCGTTGATGATCTGCAGGTCGAACCAGAAGTCTTTCCCGGTTTTGACGAAATCGCGCATGAGCTGCCGGAACACCGACGTCACGTAATAGATCGTCAGCGTTCCGCTGCCTTTCCAGCCGGCCGAACGGGACGCGGTGTTCGTCCGGCCGAGGATCGGCACGTCGACCTTATTTTTCTCGATCGTGGCCTCAATTGACTTCGCATAGAAGAGCTCCTCGACCTGTCCGTTGATCGTGGCGTACGCCTTCGCCTGCTTCCCGCTGATCGCATCGGATTCGCGCATGAACATTGAGCTTCACCTCTCAGCGGACCGTAATGGTCATGTATATTTTTTCGATCGAATCGACCGGCTGCACCCACTGATTGACGACGACCGCATCCGGATCCGCCCCCGGCAGCACTTCCAGATCAGCCTGGCTGTCGAAGTTCTGAATGGCGCCCAGATTCTGATACTGGGTCGTCAGGTTGATGATCTCGCCCTTGAACAGATTCCGGCCGTCTGCGTTGTTGCCGACTTTACCGATGTAGGATTGCGAGAACACCCGCATATAATCGTTCGCGAGCCCGTCCAGGACGCGGAGGACGCGGTTTTTTGCGAACTGCTTGCCCTTCTCGGGCGTGAACGTGTGCAGCGTATTGATGTCCTGCTCCACGATCGCCCGGCCGTTATTCGCAGTGAACAGAAACTCGCCGGCCTGCAGCGCCGCTGTGATCTGGCTGTTCGTGTACTTGGGCGCCACGTCCACGGCACCGTCATAGGCGTCATAAGTCAGCGATTGGTTCGCAGCCGCGGCGGCCGTCGCCCCGGCGACCCACGCCACTGCCTGCGCCGCTGTCAGCGTCGTCCCGTCGTCCAATACGACGCCGTTCTTCACACTGATGACGCCCTCGTAATCCGCCGCGGGGTAGTTCTCGACGACAACCTGGATCTTCTTCCCTTCGTCCTCCCGCAGTCGTTTGGCGAAGGACGTGAAGACCTGTTTCGTGATGTCGTCCGTCACGGTGAGCCCGACAGTATTGAAATCGTAAACCTCGATCGCGGCCAGGTAGTCGAGATAGTCCTGCGCCGTCACGGACCCGTCGGAGCCGCCCGTCAGCGGCGTGCCGGCAGTCGTCGTAAGCGCGCCGGTCCCGCTGAATTCCACCCATGCATTCGCATTCAGATCGTCCGCTGCGGTGACCGTCTGCGAATCGACTTCCACGCCTGCCACCAACGTTTTGACGTCCGATTTGTCCGGGTCGTCGACATTGGTCTGAATGACCACGGCGATGTCGTTGCCGCGCACGCCGCCGTAGCGGGCCGTCACCGTAAGCGGGCCCACCGTCGCGGTCGCCGCCGTGCCGGCGTTCAGCCGGTACAGCAGCAGCGTCTTGGCGCGCTTCAACGCCTCCCGCACGAGCAGCAGCTGCGGCGCCGTGATCGGATAGCCGAGCGTATCGAACGTGTCCGCGCCGGCATCGACCGACACGACCTGCTTGGCCGGGCCCCAGGACAGTGCCAGCGGCAAGCTGACGATGCCGCGATCACCGATCGAGACACCCGTATTGACCTCGTTCACGGTGTTGATATAGACGCCGGGTCTGACTTTGTTTTGGCTGACCCAAGTACCTCCCGCCATTTCAGCTCACCGTCCTCTTCGCATAATCGCCGATCAGCTTATGCGCTTGATCGAGCGTGTAGGATTCGCCGTCCTTCAGGACAGCCCGCAGCACGTCCTTCTGGATGGGCGTAAAATTGTACGAGCGCAGCAGCTGCGCCTTTGAAAAGCTGGGAGCGGTCTTCTTCTCGCTCATTTGATCCCCTCCGTCACGTCGAGAGCCGCCATTGCCGGGTCTTCCGGCCGCGGCGCCCAAACGTGAAAATTGTATTGGACGAAGAAATGAAGCACTTCGTCGACGATCTCGAACCGCATGCCGGTCCCGCGCACCGGGCGGCCGGCGACCGTGATCTGCTGCAGGGCAGCAGTGAGCTGCTCGGCCATGTCGTACATGTCGGCATTGCTCCGCTCCGGTGCAAAATAGTGGACGTCGAACGGATGATACCGGATGAACCGCCGGCCGAGCTCCTGCGTATGCTCCGGCTCCAGCAGCTTCACGAAGAAGCAGGGCGGTGTCAGGCCCTGCTTGATCTCTTCGCCCACGATCGGAATGTCCGGGAACGCGGCGTCGAGCGCGGCGTGGACGGCGTAGCGGACGTCGTTGATTGTCGCCTGTGGCATTCCATCACCCCAGAAACTTTTTCAGAAGTATCTCTTGCTTCTTCGCCAGAATCGCCGGGAGTTCGCGCTCGAGCTCCTTCTCACTGATTGTCAACATAAACCGTCCTTCGACCCATCCCTGATGATCCCGTGTACGGTGCCCATACTCAACGTACAGGGAGTATTCGACCGGGTTAATAACTTCGATCTCATACCCGTCTGCGACTTTTCGCACCTGCCCGACCGTCCACCCGCGGCGAAGCTCGCCAGTATCGACCGGCGTCCGCGGTACGACTTTGGCAAGCAGGCGCATGGCGATTTCGCGAATGCAGTCCTCAAAAAAGCCGGGTAGCGCCTTTTCCAGCGCCTCCAGATTCTTGGCGAAACGCTTCAATTCGTCGAATTCGAACTTGCCCCAGCGTGGCATCACAACCGCCTCAAACGGATACGATCGATCAAACGTTCATACCACCGCGACGACCGCCCATCCGGTTCGATGTACCCTTCGATATCCACGGCAATAATCTTGTCATGATGCAACATGTGGACTGCTTGTTCCGCTACCACATGCCAAGCCCAGACTTTGTGCTTCCCCGGATTACGAAACCAGTCCATGAATTCCTGCACGGCATCAGCCTGGTCGATCGGCAACGGCTGGACGAAAGTATCGCCGCTCACAAAATGCACCGAAATGGTTATTTCGTTTCCAACGGAACGCCTTTCGAGAAGATTGTTCATCACGCCCACTCCTCACGTTGGAGGCTGACCTCCTGATGGGTCGAGTACAGGAACGGCTCGCCGGCAGTGTACTGTCGTGTCATCGTACCGCGGGTGACTTCTAGCATGTCCCCCTGCCGGATGCCCAGTTCCGGAGCGATGAACAGCTTCGTCTCGTACCGGATTTCGTTTTGCGCCTCGGTCTGACCATTCGTCGCCAGCGCACGCTGCGAGATCCGGCAGGGCTGATCAGCATAGACCGGCTGCATGACGAGCTTCGTTTCCTTCGTTACCGGGTCTTTGACCTGCTGGTATCGGAAGATCGTCGCCCGGTCCGTGTACATCCGTTCGATCGCCCGGCGGTGGCGCTCCAGTTTCATGGTTACCACCTCAGCCTGCGGTACCGGTTAAGATCGACCCGGTAATTGAGCACTACGGCGTCAATCGCCGACTTGGCCGTGTTTGTCAGGCCGGCGGGGCGGGCCGGAGCCGTTGACGTGTCGCCGACCGTGACAGACTCGCCCCCGCCGGTCGTTTCGGCGATCCCCGGCAGGTTCGACTGCTCGATCCGGAGCGCGTCAATGACCATCGAAGCCCAGGTGTGTTCCAGTCCGACCGGGATCTCAGACAGGTTTGTGTAATGCAGGATGCGCTGACCAACCTCCTGCACGTAGGAATCGATCAGCGCATCCGCATCATCCGGGAGCCCAGGCAGCCTAGTCCTGACGATCTCGATGACGTCAGCCGCCGGCATCTTTGTCGCCGCCTTTAGGGCGTTTGGGCTTCACCGGCTTGGCGGCGCCATCAGGGGCATCGGAAACGTCAGGCGTCTCCGTCTTGACCGATGCAGCCTCCCCCCGGATCTTTGCCACGAGCTCACGACGGCGCCGGTTGAACGCTGTAACGCTCATACCGGTTCACCTCACGCGATCTTGTGGACGAACTTGACGATGCGGATCGCCTTCGGTTCGTACACACGCGTCCAGTTGTCGCCGTCAGCCAGCTCGGTGTTCGACGGCGAGACGCCGGAAACGCTCTGGGACGTGAAGCGTACCCCACGCGGATGCAGGATAAACGTACGACGGTTGATCAAGTAATCCTCACCCGCCAGCGTATCGCGGTCCGTTTCCGTCGGAACGAATCCGACCGGATTACCTTCGCCGTACGCAATCGCACCCGGCCCGAACAGGTACGTCGTGTACGTGCCGGCACCCGAGTCGAACGGTACGCCGTCATCGACGATAACGCGCTTGCCCAGGAACGTCGGCACCTCGATCGAACCGGTGGACGGCTTCACGTATTCGATCAGATCCTGCTTGGCCAGCGCCGCCTCCGTCGCGCTGTGCATGACGATGGCCGTCAGCTGGTTCTTGGCATCGCCGAGTTTCTGAGCAGCGTCGACGGTCGTCTTGGCGCTGATGACAGCCGCTTCGCCGGTTTGCCCGCTGATATCGTGCACCAACGCAGCCATGCTGGCTGAGGCAAATACCCCCTGCAGCGTCGAAACCAGCGCCGCCTGATAACGACGCGCCCAGTACGCGGCCACCAGGTCAGCGATTGCCCGCATCGGGTCGTCACCGGCCAGGTTGGCGGCCAGATCGTTTGCACCCCACGCGCGGCCGCGGCGCAGAATGACCGCTTCGTCCTGGTTCGCCTGGATCTTCCCAGGTGTCAGGGCGTTGTTGTCGGAGAGGACTTCATCATCCCCGGACAGATCGCCCCAGAACGGCATATTCACCGTCTTGGCAGCCTGGCTGGCCAAACGGTCAAATTCCTCCGTCCGCTGAGCGATGCCAGACTGGAAGATCGCGGACAACTCCATCGTCCGCTTAACGACATACGGGTTGAATACCTCGGGAACAATGACATCTGCAATTCGCGTAGGCACGTTTCATCAACCTCCAGCAATGGATTGAAGTTGTTTCGCAAGCTCCGGATTCTCGCGGAGAATGCGGGCTTGCTCGGTCAAATTGAACGTTTCCTTCGCCCAGGGATTTTTGATTCCGCCTGCTCCCTGGTCGCGACCATCCGCCGGCGTGGCACCCCTGAATTGAGGCTGACCTTGCTTTTGCTCGACAAACAAAAATCCCTTGCTCTCGCGCAGGGATTTCAGTTGATCATCGAGCCCGGCCTTCACGTTGCCGGAATCATCGAGTTCAATTTTGGACTTGTCCAACAGCCCAGCCACCAGATCCGGATCGTGTACCTGGCCGGCGACCGCCAGTTTGATTGCCGTCGTGACGGCCATATCCTTGATCTTGGCCTCGTACTTTTCAGCCGAGGCTTTGTTATCGGCCTGCAGCTGCTCGATC